CGCCACTGGATGAAACTGGCGCATCGACGAATCAAAGGCCGCATTATCACCTAAAGTTCCGAACAATTTACCATACGTTTCCTCCGGTGTATGATTCGGGGATTCTGCGGGTACATTCGAGCCTTTAAATATCACATTACTCGCATTCGTGTCAAAACTTCCGCTCACGAATTGCTTGGTCGCTTCATTAATATCTGCTTCCACCGCGGGATTGAATGACGGTGCGGCATTACGGCGGTGAGGGTCATCACCTATTTCAGGTATAAGAGGATTCATGAGTGGGTTCTGAGGACGAGGTGCCGTAAATTCATCCCGCATCAGCTCATACATCTCCGGCTTGTCGATATTATTCGAGAAACCCTCTTTTGTTTTGAGGATTTGTTTCGCCTTTTCTGTTTCCATGCCTGCTTTGCCCTTATGAACAAAATTATAAATCATGACAATAATTCCTAAAGTAATCGCGCCAAGAATAAACAGCGAAAAGGATGAGGTGAGCAAGTAGCCTAAAATAGTGGCGAGGATCACGAAGCGGGTGATTGCGTTAAGTTTGGCGGGGGGTTCCATCGATTTTTGTGGCCATATCTCGCGGATATAATCCTTGTTCATGAGGACTGCGGGGTCTTCCATCCAAAATACTTGGTCTTTGCTCATTTCTTTCGTAGGCGTGAATGGAATGGAATACGGTGTCGTCTAATTTGATACTATATAATATACTTTAATACTTATATATTATGTAGAATGTATTTATAATTAATCGCTTTTCTCTTTCGCGGGTGCGGGCGCGGCGGAGGAGGGTGGATTGCGTGGCGTCTTTGCTGGCTTTTCGCCCGATTGAAAGACTGCGGTGGTTGCGCCGTTTGAAACCTTCGGAGCCGCCACCGGTGCGACCTGTGCTGCTTGTGCGGCCTGTGCGGCTTGCTTATCCTGAACCTTCTTCAGTAACCGCTCGCGCATCTGTGCTTGTTTCATATTACGGTTCAGTTGTGACTGCATCGCCCCAAAATTCACTTTCCCACCACCGGCTCCACCTCCCATGCCTCCCGGCACATTCATCCCCATCTTGCTTAACATGCTCGCCAAATTATTCATTCCCGGCATATTCTTCATCTTCGACATAAGTTCGCTCGCCTCCTGCATAATCTCGCTCTCCTTCAATTCACCTGACTTCAACTTCGAATCAAGTTTGGAGCCCACCGTCTTAATGATGCCAGACAACTTGGTCGGATTTTTAAGAAGTTGCTGGAACACACCCTTCATCGATGTCTCATTCTCCATATCCAAATTCAGGTCTGCGGCGGTCTCTTCCGCGATTTCCTTGGCGAGCTTTCCGATCTTACCGTTTAAGATGCCTGAGAGATGCTCATGGATCGAACTTGCGTCCGGGATCGGGTTAGACGACGTACCGGTAGCGCCAGCCTGGCCTGATGGCTGTTGCTGTTGCTGCTGCTGCTCCTGCGCCGCCTGTCCCTCAAACGCTTGATTCATAAAATCAGTTGCCTTCTTAAACGTCTCATCAAGATTTGGAGGTGTGGACCCGTCTGCTGCTGCCCCCCCGAACATCGAACCCATCTCACCGATCACCTCTTCGAGCTTCGTCTTCAATTCATTATTGTCGATCGCCTCGAAAAGCTTCGCAGTATCTCCGAATGAACCCATATCCGAGAGATTATTCACAATCGAAAATAGGATGAGCTGAAGATACTTCCAAATCGTGTCTTTCGTATTCTCGGTGATATCTTCGGTCGCCCAAATCTCTCGGAAATCGACGCCAGGAAGGAAGAATACCGCCTTTGCGTCGTCGCTGTTGTCGTTGGCATCGGCATCGGCATCGGCATCGGCCTCGGCGGTAGAACCAACAAAACCCGCAAACATCGCCTCATTCTTATAGAGAATATCAAAAAAACGGACAGGATATACGCTTTTGCAATGTGTATATAACTCAACATACAACTCATCGGGCATCGGCTTCATCTCATGCGAATAACCTAAATACTTCGAGAGAACCTCATGGTATTCCGGGAATGTGCCATCGATATCACGGAGGAAATCAAGAATAACCGTCTGAAACTCCGCGGATATATCATTGATCGTCGCTGGTTTCTCTGTCGTAGTCGTATTCTTAGACTTATGCTTATGCCCAGACTTACCGGCTTTCTTATGTTTTTGACCACCCATTATTGTTCTATAACTGTGAATATGTATTATTACTATATCAAATATTTAAGTTGGTTAGTGGTGAATGAATGAATGAATGAATGAATAAAATTGATTTGTATACATTTGTAGATAAATAGATACAAGTATCGCTATCACGATGAACGCCGAACCTGCCGCTGCCGTCGCCGCCGCCGTCCCGTACCCCATCCCAAGATTCAAAAACAAAGAAGAAGAAGATGAATACGCACGAACGCATAACCGCACATGCTCAAAATGCGGACTTGAAAAGGCGATTACGGAATTCGAGAACAATACATCAGGAAGTCAGCCATACGACAAACAGGGGTATCGCCTGAAACGCCCTGAATGCCGAGAATGTAGCCGTGCGGCAAAAAAAGGACTTGCCGACGCAAAAAGGGCGGCAAAACAGGCCGGTATTTCGACAACACCAAGTGAACACGATGTTTGCGCGATTTGCCATAAAAAAGGAGATGACCGTCACGGTCTTGTATTCGACCACGACCATATCACAAATACATTCCGCGGATGGTTATGCGACCCATGTAATCGGTCGATGGGCGGCGGACATGGCGACAAACTGGAAACACTCGTCGCGCGATTTGCCTATATTTGTCGCACCGATCAGCGTCACGATTTTGTGCTTCGAGAAACGGCGCGTGTTGCGCTTGATGCCGCCAATCGTAAATTTCCAGAAACGACGACAAAGCCGACGATCGACGAAATTATTACATTTATTACAGGGCAACCGCGCATACATACGGCATAACCACATTACATAATACAACACAGACATGTATGAATGTGGATAATTTCATACATGTTTTTTATTACATGACCTAAAAATAAAATGCTGGTTGGATCAACGGGTAGTAGAAGAACGTTTGCTCTTCTTATCCTTCCGCTTATTGTTGTTATTTTTAAGTTTCTTAGAAATATGACGCCGCTTATGGGTAGATCGAGTGGACTTTTTCAGATATCTACTGCGACGCTTGCGGGTGCGGGATCCGCCGCCTGCTGTTGCTACTGCTGTGAGTGTAGGCATTTTAGTAAAATAATCATGTTTTTTAAAACCATCAGGAATCCGATAAAAATCTCGCGTCTCCCTACCACCTTTTATATATTCAAAAACATAATCTGTACTTTCCATTTTAAGAGGTAACGTTTGTTTCATATTTTTCCCCGATATTGGAATTGGGGATACAACATAATTAGCAAACATCGGGCGTCCGTTAGCAAACATGGCGTCCTTTACTGTTGTACCAGTAAATATGTCATAATCCTTAGGAAATTGGCTTTGTTTCAACATAATGCGTCCAATAAATTTGTCATTTACAATACCATCCTCTTTTCCAAACTCAAATACCAAAAAACAACATCCAAAACGTTCTTTAACATCATATTCCTGATCGTCTATCTTTGATACATCAACACAATAATAGAATTTTCCGTTATCAGTACGCACTTTTACACCTACATATCCTTTCGGGCTGTGACTACATATAAAATGTGTAAAATCGTTTGTATCAAAATATTGTGTTGCTATGCTTTTCTCTAATTGTTTGATGCTTCCACCATCTTGAATATCTTGAATTTTAACTCCAGACACGGCCTCAAATTTACTAAACCCGGTTCCAAATGACACAGTAGAGAATGGCATATTTGCGCCGGTTTTTGAATTATTATCATACAACCAATAACTTCCGGTTGTGATACCTGATACCCACTCAAGTAATTGCCTCAAAATTTTACGATCACTACGAGAATTCTTGATTAGGTTCCTGAGCGATTGATTAAATTCACGCAATCCAACATTAATTTCTACCTTTGCGGCTAAGATTATTTCAGAATCTTTAACATTCCCTACCGCACCCTCATCATCAGCCCTCACATTCTTACCGTCGGAATTTAATTTGAAACCAAAGGGTTTATCTTTTGCTGCATTATATTGTTCCTGATAAATAGATCCAGGTGTAGTTGGAATCTTACCACGCGGCGGTAATGAATGCATAAATCCGAACTTACCTCGGTCGCCTGCGTCGATACACGCTACGAGATGACCTGCCATAAGTAACTCTTCAAATATACCATTAAATTCTGGAACATCACATTTAATAGCTCCTCCAGACATCGCCTGGACCAGATATACGTATATATATGATTTGACTTCGGGAGTAATTCCTGCAATTTCTTGTGATGTAAATCCTTTTTTTGTAAGATATTCATCGACTAAAAATATCCATCCATAGTATTCGGTCATTGTCTCTTTTACATATACAACTCTATCTAGACATGTCTTTTTATCCGATATTTGTTTAGGGTGAGGATCCCACATGTAGTCAAAATCACCCGGTTCATTACGTTGAAACGTAAATTTAAAGTCATTAAATGCGGTGAGGTCGCCTCGTACAAAGCCATTCACCTTCACTCGTAATTCCGGCATACACGCTATCGACGGCTGTAATTCATAAGGCAAACGTTGTATAATTAAATCTCGATTACCTGTAATTAAAATAACTCGGGTCGGGTTATCACGTTTTAACTTTAAGAGTGTTCTCGCAATATTAATATTATCGGGACCATCACCAAAGACGTCGCCTAAACAAACCAGGATTACATTCGGTTGAAGACTTAAAGTACCGTCTGGACTAACGGTCAAATAGGCGTCTAACTCTGTCAGGTTGGAAACAGTCGGCATTAGAATGCCTGTATTAATTTCTGAGCTTGCATCATCTGGCCGAAGGAACTTTTTCAAACTGTTTCCTTCAGGGTCGCCGAAACACACGATTGTTGTATTGGCATCGGCATGATACATACCAAGATTCACACCGGCGGATTTCGAGGCTGTATTTTCCGATTGTAGTGCGGGTGCTTCCATTTTGAACTACTGTTATTATATATACATAATGACAATAATTTATTTATTGTAATTGGATTATAATTTCATAAATTACTACGCCCTCGGAATCTTCACTCCCAACACCGACTGGATTTTATTCACATGCGTCGCATTATATACGCAAGTTCCGCCGCGTTCAATCTCGGCGATGATACTAACGTCCATATTACACTTTTGCGCCAATTCTTTTTGGGTTAGTTTTTTTTCGCAACGCGCGGTTCGGACAGCGTCGCTTGTGGCTTTCGCGACGTATTTGGTCTTTTTTGCCATGTCGGCGTCGGAATCGCCGCCGACGCCTTTTGACGCGGAAGTAGTTGCCGCGATGACAGCGGACGCTGAATTCTTGGTAGCGGCCATCGATGCGAGTGTTGGTCTGGATGCTGCCGCATCCTTATATGACGACGCGGTCGCTGGTCTCGTTTTACTCATCGCGACAGGAGTCCAGTCTTGACAATCGGGGGCTTCACGCTCGGGTGTGCTATAACGGTTTCGTTGGTTATTGGATGACATTATAATGACAAAATTGACAGTCGTTATTATGTGTATAAGTGGTAGATTTATATCAATTTTACATCTGGATATTCAAATTTAATAGAAGGTTCCACTTTTTCTTGATACAACGGATGGCCTGGGGGTGCCGCATTCGTCATAAGTGTAATACAATTTTCCATACATTCTCTATATCGGTTTGGGTTATTATATTTATATTTATTACATTCTAATTCACAATCATGTAATGTTCCAACCGCCCCTCCTCTTTTCGTGCGATATGACTTTCGCGCATATTTGTTACGATGAACCTTACGCTTAGTATAACGCCGTTTAAGACTCGTTCGTCGTCCTCTATTTGTTTTAGAAACCATCGCG